ATTCCCGATCTCTTCGACATCCATGCCAATTCTCCTTCCATGCTATGCCAGTGGAAAGAGTTATCGACAACAACGGCCCCCTCTCTTGAGCCTATGTGGCGCTGCAGTATTAGATAGCACCAAGGATACGCCACGCTTTTGCGCCCGTCATCCACAGCTTTTGACAATATCTCGCCTCCTCGAAGGTCAGGTCGAAGCGATACCACGCGCCGAAGTGGTAGAGCGCGTCGTTCGTTGTGGCGTCGATGAACAGCGTGTGCGTGCCGGGCTGGAGCGTGACCTGCTGCGGTGGCGCGGGGTTGGAGACCACCGGGGCCATACCGCCCTCGCAGCCAAGGCCGCCGCCGGGGGCATGGGCCGAGCCGACGAGGTTGCCGCCGACGTAGAGCCTCATCAACTCGTAGTTGGGGTCCTGCGTCTCGCCCTCGCCGGACCAGGTCACCGTCATGACCAGCGCCCGAGGCACGATGATCTCGCAGTTGGCCGTGGCGGACTGAGTGTACGGGTTGTGGCTGCGGCAGTTGTCGTCGTCTTCCCAGTCGAGCCGTAGCGACAAGCCGTCATTGAGGATCGTCCACGGGCTGGCGGGCACGTCGCCCGGATCGTCGTAGGCTCGATACGCTCCATCCTGGCCACCATCGATGAAGCCCACGTCCGTAAACGACCAGGTCTGTGAGAAGGTCACGCAGCAGCAGTCCTCGAAGGTCTGCTGGTCGATCAGCACAGGCGAGCCCGACTGGACGGGGAACCACCCGGCCGACTTGTTCCAGTAGTACGGGCCGCTCACGAGCCGCTCCCCGGGCACTCGAACTCCTGGACCTGTTGCCAGTACGGCGCACCGCCGCTGCTCATCAGCACGAAGTCGCCGCCGCTGGGCGCGGCCAGCGTCACCCACTTGGTGCCGTCCCAATACAGCATGTCGCCGGTGTTCTCGCCCTGCGGCACAGCCACCCACTTGAGGTAGATCGGGTCCAGCGGCAGCGGGTCGGGCTGACGGCCGATCAGGTCGCAGTGGCCCTTGCGATCTTCCTTGTGCCGCCAGGTCTCGACCTGAATCCACGCCCAGCCGGGCATCGGCTCGGAGATGTCCAGCGAGACGCCGCCTCCGTGATCCTCCCACGACAGCAGCGACTCGACAGTGTGCTCCGTCTGATCGTTGTCCCAGTCCTTGTGCTCGATGAGCAGCTTGTTGTCGGCCGCGCCACCGGGCGTGACGGATTTCTCCATCCACGAGGGATCGCCACCGCCTGGGTCGACGATCAACTCGTCGTTCAGATAGCCCGGCGTGGTATCGTCAGCGTCGGTCTTCACCTTGCCGGGCAGCTTGATATACCGCTTGAACGGTGCCCCGATCAGGTCGGCCAGGTTCGCAACTTCGCTGTGCCGCTTGTCGTCGTATTGGTCGATGAACGAGTCGAACTCGATGTACGGCTCTGCCGCTGGCGGGTCAGCGACGACCTCGACGCCGTTGCCGCCGACGAGGTTGCCGCAGAGCGTGGCGACGAACTGAAGGTTCGCGTCGTCCCAGTCGTTGTGCTCGATCAGCAGCTTGTTGTCCGCGACGCCGCCGGGCGTGACGGCCTTGGTGATCCAGTTGTGCCCGCCGCCGGGCGGCAGGACGATCACCTCATCGTCGAGGAAGCCCGGCACGGTGTCGTTGCCGTCGGTGAAGACCTTGCCCAGGCCGTTGATGACCAGCTTTCGCGCGCCGACCTTCAGCTTGACCTTGCTGTGCTTCTTCGAGTCGTACTCGTCCTCGTACTCGCTGAAGGTGAACCAGGCCGTGCCCGGACCGGGATCGACGCCCGCATCGACGACCGCCACGTTCGCGCCGGCCGCACCAAACGAGAACAGGCTGCCGATCTTGTTGGTGTTCAGCGCGTCCCAGTCGCCGTGGTAGAGCCGCAGCTTGTGGTCGTTGGCCTCCGGGCCGGCGGGCTCGTCATTGACGCGCTTGCGGACCCAGGTGTGCGGCTGGCCGGGGTTCTCGCCGACTTGGATTTCGTCGTCGAGGTAGCCGGGCGTCTCGTCCGTCGCGTCGGTCTTGACTTTGCCGCTGCCAAGGGCCTCGGGGTCGATCACGAACCACGGTGCCCAGCCCTTGCCATCGGCGTCGGTCTCCATGAACATCTTGCCGATGACGTGGACGTGGTCCTCGTTGCCCGGTTCGCCGGTGATGTCGGTGGAGGCCGGGGGCTGCTGGTCGGGGTAGAGCGAGTAACCCTCCGGCGGCAGCCATTCGCGGTAGTTCTTGAAGGCCTCGGTGCGGCTGAAGATGCAGCCTCCGATGCCGTCGACCGGCTGAGGGAATCTGACATAAACGAACACGGTATTCGCATCGAAGTCGGTGTAGAGCGAGCGTTTCACCGCGTTGCGCCAGACCTTGATCGTCTGCGGCTGGCCCTGGTCATCGGGGATAGGCGTGCCGACCGCGTCGGTGACGGTCAGGTCGATGTCCACATCGTGCGGCACGTCGACCTCGCCGTCGGCCGGGACGCCGAAGCCGATGTCGGCGGCGGCAGGATGAGCGTTACCCAAGCGGACAATCGCCCACGCATCGCCGGTGACGTCCTCGTGCCAGAGCACCTGGGCCGCGCCGGATTCGTCCGGATGGAGCGCCGTCGCGTCGCCGTCGATAATCGCGGCAGCCGTCACGTCCTCGCCCGAGTCCTCGATTCGCACCCGCGCAGGCGTGATGCCGCACAGCAGCGCCTGGCCGATAGCGCCCGCAGCCAGCGGCTCGGCCAGGATGACGAACCTGCCGGTGTGCAGCGTCTCGTCGGGCAGGTCGCCACGGAAAGCCACGGCGTTCTTGAATGACTGCTCGGCCGCAGCACCGGCGTCGGGCAGGAAGATCGGATCGCCCAGGCCGAGCACGTCGAACCGCTGGCGGTCGTCGCCCGACTCGTTCTTGATCAGCACGATCCCGGCCGAGCGGTAACCCGGCGTGGCGGTCTGGCCGAGGTGCCGCGTCCGCTGCTGAAAGTCCTTGGCCGCATCGATGAAGGCGTTGTACGCCTGGGCTGGAATCACCAGGGGATTACCGGACTGAACCTTCATCATGCTATCGCCGCCGGAGGTCATGTTCCGATCCCCAGCGAGCCGAAGTTGCCGTCCTCGTAGACCTTCTCGACGTAGGCCGCGACGGGCTGTTTGACCAGCGTGTTACTGGCCGCGTCCTCGGCGTCGGCGTAGCGGACCCAAAGGTACTCCCAGCCCTTCTTGGCGATGCCGGTGATCGGGCCGACGGTGATACCGGTGCGGTTGGGGCTGCCGGCGAACTTGAAGGTGATCTCCCAGTCCTCACCCCCGCCGCGCTGCGAACCGGACGCCCCGAGGAACAGGCACTCCCCGGCGGCCAGGCCCCGGAAGGACGCGTTGTTGACCTTGCCGGTCAGGTTGAACAGCGTGCCTTTGTAGGCGGGAGTGACCTGGCTGTCGGGCAGGTAGTGCGTCTCGGAGAAGTTGTAGACAGGCACGGTGATATCGACGCCCTCGACGTTGTCGTGCGTGACGCCGACCGCGCCCTTGAAGTCCGGCGCGGTGCCGGCGGCGGCGTAGCTGCCAATGGTGCCGAGCGACTGGGTGATGTGCTGCGTCCCGCCGCCGGTGTCGAAGCTGAAGACGGACGGGTCGCCGCTTTCCGGCTCTTCCCGCTCGCCGTACTGGACGGTGATCTCCCAGATGCACGCGCCCAGGTCCGCCGTGTTGATATGCACCGGTTCCAGTGTGATCGACTTGCGGATCAGGTCGCCGTAGGTCGAGGCGGTCGAGTTCGTCGCCAGGATGCGGGCGCTGTTCTCGTCGGCCACGCCGGTGAGCGTGTAGACGAACTCGGCCGACTGGGCGTCGCCGTCGGGATCGGTCGTGACCTTGCGGCTGTCGTATTTCTCGGTCAGCGAGGTGGGCATCGGTGCCCCTTTCGTCTATGCGAACGTCAGCCCGCCGGTGGTGGCGGCCTGGACTAATCTTTTGGTATTCTTGGCGGTTTCTTCGGAGGCCTTGGCGGTGCGGTCGGCGGCGTCCCCGGCGGCCAGGCCGCGTACGGCGGCGGCGTTGAACGTGCCCTTGACGCCGATCTTGGCTGCCTGCTCGCCTATCAATCCGCCGATGTCGCCCAGGCCGGCCAGTGCCCGCTGGGCTTTGTCGAGGATTGCGTCGGGACCTTCGAGTGCGCCCGGGCCTTCCTCGGCTTCCTTCTTCTGACGCTTTTTACGAGCCTCGTCGATGGCGTCGCGCCATTCCTTGCGGGCCTTGGCGAGGTCGTCCTCGTTGTCGGACATCCGCCGCTCGTACTCGGTGTCGAGGTTCTGGTGCTTCTGGAGATTCTGCCGGCCGATCTCGGCCAGCGTCGCCTCGTGGATCGCGGTCGCCCGACGGCGCTCAGCCTCCCGTTCGGCCTCTCGCTGGGCGATCTTCCTCTGCTGCTCGCTGTCGATCCGGTTGATCGCTGCCTGCTTCTGCTGCTCGACGAGCTTGTTCTCAGCCTCCAGGTCCACCGAGTCATCGAACAGCGATTTGATCCAGTTCCACGCCTTCTTCGCGCCGGACTTGATCCGCTCCCAAGTCTTGGAGAAGAACCCCACGAACCCGTGCCAGGCCTTGGCGAAGAACGCGGTGGTCTCGATCCAGCCGACTTCAAGCGCGTGCCAGACGATCTCGACGATGGCCAGCAGGCCGTGCCAGGCGTCGTAGCCGATCTTGATGAAGAAGTTGCGGAAGTTCAGCCACGCCTTTTCCAGGAAGTTCACGCCGCGCGTCCATTCCATCTTGAGCGTCAGCCAGAGCACCTTCATCGCCAGGCCGATATCCCCGGCGGCCAGCGCGTTAGAGATGCCCTGGAATGCGGCGAGCGCATCTTCCTTGAGCGTGTTGAATTTCCCGCCCAACCAGCCCAGGGCCTTGCCGCCCGCGCCGGTCGTGTAGACCAGGTACGCGCCCAGCGCCGCCAGCGCGGCGATGACCATGCCGATGGGCGAGACGAGGAAGGCGATCACCGCGCCCAGCACCTTCAGCACGGCGGCGACGGTGGTGATGACCGTGATCAACACGCCGAGGATCGTGCCCAGGCCGGAGATGACGGTGCCCAGCATCGCCAGCGCGATACCGACGGCGATCACGATGGCGACGACCTTCAGGGCAGTGACGATCCACTGCTGATTGGCCTGGACCCACGCGCTGACCTTCATGGCCACCGACATGATGGCCTCGGCGACCTGCTGGAGCACCGGGGCCAGGGCCGCGCCGACGTGGAACACGCCCATCTTCACGACCTTCCAAAGCTTGTCCAAAGCGTCGGTAAAGTCCTCGGCGGCGGCAGCATCCTCGGCGCTCATCGTCAGCCCGAGACGGCGGGCCTCTTTCTGCATCGCCTCGATGCCCTTGGCCCCGCTGGCCATCATCGGCAGCAGTTGCGTGCCGGCCCGGCCGAACAGGGCCTGGGCCAGCGCCGCCTTGCGGGTGGGGTCCTCGACGCGGCTGATCGCCTCGGCCAGAAGCTTGAATTGATCCTCGGGGGCCAGGCCAGCAAGGTCCTTGTACTCCAGGCCGAGATCGGCCAACGCGTCGGTCTGCGTGCTCAGCCCCCGTCCGGCGTCATAGATGCTCCGCTGCATCCGACGAAAGCCGGTTTCCATGGCCTCCAGCGACGTGCCCGTTTGCGATGCGACAAAGCGCAGCTCCGACAGGGCTTCGACCGACAGGCCGGTCCGCTTGGCCATCTTGGCGACCTGGTCGCCCATGGCCCCGAACGCCTTGGCCGTACCCAACATCGGGGCCAGCACGGCCGCGCCCAGGCCCGCGATCTTGAGACCCATGGCGCGGATGGATTGCCCGAAGGCCTTGAGCTTCTTCTGCGCCCGGCGCAGGCCGCGCACGAGCTTGCTGTCGTCGGCAAACAACTCGACGAACGCCCGGCCCGCTCGGATGCCTTGGGTCGATGCCAAGTGCGGTTACTCCTCGTCGTCCAGTTCGACCGCGTACCAGCCCTCGGGCAGGTCCATCTTTCCGGCGACGGGCTTGCCGTCGGCATCCTTGACCCAAACTTTGGTGTTCTTGACCGTCTGGCGCAGGCGCACGGGCGTGCCGTGCGGGACGTAGATCGTCCGAACACATCCGGCCAGAAGCAGGATGGGCAACAGGAAGGGAATCAGCTTGCGGATCATCGTTGCACCTCCACGATGGGCATGTCGCCACTCAGCAGAACCCGGGCGCATTCGATTCCGCGAAGCATCGAGGCCCGGCGGCGATAACCCTCGCCGCTGTCGGCCACGATGCGGCCGTTGGACGCCTTCAGACGCCAGCGCCACTCGCGGCGGCCGTCACGGTAGATTTCGAGCTTGGGTGTTCTCATGGTTTGCCCCAGTGCTTGCGGACCTTCGCCCGCAGACGGTCGCGGGTCTGCCGGTCCGGGTCGGCGTCCTCGGCCGTGGGCCGGGATTGGTTCACGACCCACGGCAGAAGAACGCGAAGGACGGCTGCGATCAGAGTGATCAGCCACTGCATGGCTCAGCCCCCTGCCTTGCCGGCAGGCAGGTCCGTCGGCGAGGCCTTGTCGAGGCCTGCCTGCCGTAGCCTCGGCGAAGGCAGGTTGCCCGACGCCTCCAACTCGGCGTGGACGATCTGAACGCCCTCGCGCAGCTCGGCCTTGGCCTTGGCGTCGACCGGCTTGCCCCGCGCCTCCTCGTAGACCTTGACCACGTAATTCAGGGCCGCGTTGAGGCGGTTGAGCGCCTTGTTCGGCGTGTCGTCGGGAATCTCCTTCTCGGCCCATTTCACGGCCGCGATGATGGTTCCCTCGAACGCCTGCCAGGCGGGCTTGGCGGCGTAGAGCCGGTTCAGCAGCCACAGCATTCCCCCGGCCAACACCGCGATGACGGCCGGGCTGTTCAGCACGTTCCAGATGACCTGCACGATTCCATTGAAGTCCATTTCAACGTCCTTTCCGGGCCTTGAGGGCCTCTCTCAACATTGCCAGCGATTCCTTGTCGGCGACCTGCGTTGATCGCCGGTCTTGCCGTGCATACGGGTCGAAGTCCGACAGCTTGAAGGGCCGGTGTTTCTTCGGGTCGCGGTTGCCGTTGGCGATCAGCACGCAGATCATCGACGTGTGCGCCCAGCGCTCCCGGCCCAGGCCCTCGGCCATCCAGAGCAATTGCCGCAGCGTCAGCGGCCGGGGATCGACTCCGATGCCTCCGGCGATTCGCCAGACATCGCGCCAGCAATCGTCTCGTCGATGTCGATCCCGTCGATCCGCGTCTCGATGGCGGTCACTGCCGCGTCGATCATGGCCATCTGCTTGGCGACCGCCTTGGCCCTGTCGTTGCGGCCGCGCGAGCGGAAAAAATCGATCAGCTCCTCGTAGAACGCCTTCTGCGCCGCCAGCAGCGTCTGGCCGTCAAAGGCCGCTCGCACGTCGTCGTCCGTGACCTTGTGTGACTCGAACTGCTTCTCGAGCATCGCGCAGAGCACTTCGCCCAGGAGCATCTCGTCGGTGCCGAGCCGTGTCAGCAACGGCGGATCGCCCGCCTCGGGTTGGAGCAGATCGATATCCAGCTTGGCCTTGACGGCCATCGCGGTGCCGAGGGTCAACGAGAGCGTCCAAGTCCGTCCGGCGGTATCGGTGAAGGTTTTCATTACGCCACCTCCAGCCACTCTGAGAATACGGCGAGCTTGGCCGTGACCGAGACGGTGACGCCTTCCTCCAGCGGCTCGTTGCGGCTGAAGTTGGTGATCGAGAAGTCCCCGATCGGCCCCTCGGTTCCGCTGGCGGCTTTGTCGCCGGTTAGGATGGCCAGGGCGATGGTGCCGGCCGAGAGGAACGCGGTCTTGACGGCCTCGAACCCGGCGTCGCCCGGCTGCCAGAGCATCTCGAACTCGGCGGTGCACTCGCGAAGCGTCGGGGCCGTCGCCCGCCAGCCCTGGTTGGCGCGGGTGGTGACGTCCGCCTCGCCCGCTTCGAGCGAGAGCGATACGTCCTTAACGTTGGCCATCTCGTTGGCCGGGGAGGCCGTGCCGGCGACGTCCTGGTAAATCTTGGCGTTCATACCCAACAGGAATGACTGTGACATTGATTGTCTCCTTGCCACGGCGCAGCCTTACGGCGAAGCCGGGCTTATCGAACGCTGCCGCGCCACATGGCGGGAAGCTTGGGTTGTTCCTTCTCGAAGGCCGGCCCCATGAATGGTCTGGGCCGCACCTTCGCACGTTTGCGCTTGCCTCGACGCTCGATGGTGTCCGTACCGCCGTATTCCAGCAGGTGCGGCGCTTCGCCACGTCCGGCCTGGCTGAGGCGTGCCGGGCCGATCACCACGCTGCGTTTCGCCGGCTCGTAGCCGAACCAGATGAACTTCTTCAGCAAGCCGATGTGACTGCTCGGCGGCGATCCGGGCGTGGACGCTTTCTTCCGCTTGCGAATACTGCTGCGCGCTGTGCGCCGCACGAACGCTCCGAACTTCGAGAGCACCCGCCGGGTGGCCCGGTCGACCGACCGGCGGACCTTCTTCGAGTCGAAGAACAGTTGTGTCATCTCGAAGCGGATCATCCCATCGCCCTGTAGGTCACGGTCAGGACGCTCGTGAACACGCGTTGCTCGGCCAGGTGCTCCGGGGCGTAGATGGGTTCGTTAGCCGAGCGCACCCACACCGCGTGCGGCGTCGCCTGCAAGGGGCGGCGCTTCAGGAAGGCGGCGATCTCGTCGACTAGTTCGCACAGCACCGGGACTTCGGCGTCGAGGTCCTTGCCGAGTTTCTTCTGGATGCCGATATCGATCTGCACGTCGTGCCGACTGGCGACGCGCGAGGCGGCGGTGATCTCGACGGCCTTGGGCACCACGGTGATGCGCAGGTCGGCCAGCGCCGCCAGGTCGAACTCCGGCAACACCAACCGCTGCGGGCTGATCGGCTGGCCGAAGCTGCCCGAGGCCAGTTCGGCAACAACGGCGTCGGCGATATCGATTGTCAGGGCCATCAGTTGCTCCTCGCCGCGACCACCTGGTCGGCCAGCCAATCCACAGCCGCTTTCTCTTCCGCATTCAGCGCATCGATCATGTCACGCAGGGCCATGCCGCCGTCGACCCGTGCCTTGATCGCCTTGGCGGTCATCGCCAGACGAGAGGATTGCATGAAGGCCCGCCGCTTGTTCCCAGGAACGGCGTGGATTCGGTCGATGCGCTGCTGGACCTTTTGCTGCTGCTGCGGCGTCATGGCGTCAAGACGGGCCTGTCTGCGGGCGAGCAGTTCCGCCTTGCGCTGAGCGGGCGTCTTGCCCAGCCGGTCCTGGATGTCCTGCGGGATTTCGGGGGTCTGTTTGGCCATGAATCACCTCATGCGATGCGAGCCTGGCCGAAGCCGTAGGCGCGATCGAGCACGAAAAGAAGGTTGTCGTTGAAGTCGTAGATGCGCCCCTCGCGGCGGAGCATGACAATCTTGCCGCCGTAGCCCATCACACGGCCACCGATGCGGATGTCGCGGTACACGTTGACGAGGCTCTCGTAGTCCAGATACATCCAGCCGTCTTCAGCGAGGCCGAACCAACCAAGGACCTCGATGCGGCCGTAGTACGCCGGAATCGTTCCGTAGATGTTGGCTGAGCCATCCATCTCAACGACGAGTACTCCGCCATATGCGATTTCGAGCACGCCGCCGTTATCGACGTACAGATCGCCATGCAGGAAAGCCTCGCTGCCGTCTTCGAGATAGCAGTATCCATAGACCTCCCACGCCGCGCCGCTTTCGACGGTCATGATCGCCTCGTAGTAGATGTCCACGTAGCCGCCGTAGTCGATGTAGAACAGCCCTTCGACGGTCGCCGTGGCGCTGGACTCGAGGTAGAAGCTGCTGGTCACCTCCAGAACCCCACTCGACTGGATGAGCATTTCGCTGCCGTCCCATACGGCGAGATGACTGCCTTCGGCGATCACCACACCCTCGATCCAGAGCGTGCTGTTGGCGATGTCTATGCCGCCTTGAATCCGAAGCGTGCCCCCTTCAAGAACGACCAACAGTCGGCCGCCCCACATCGAGGGATACTGGTCGGCTTCAACGACTACCTCATGTCCGTCCTCGATAATCACGTCATCGACGCCCATGTCGGGCACGCCGATGCCGCCCCATGTCGCGGGGTCGTGGAAGTCGCCGGATTGTGTGCTGAAGAACACGGCCACAGTCTGCTCCTATGCGAAGACGCGGTACACGACGCCCTGGTTGTTGATGCCGACCTTGACGTACAGCTTGCTGGCGTCGTCGATGCGAATAACCACGCCCTCGTAGTACTGCAGCGCCACATAGGCTCAAGAGAGGGGGCCGTTGTTGTCGATAACTCTTTCCACTGGCATAGCATGGAAGGAGAATTGGCATGGATGTCGAAGAGATCGGGAATAT